TACATTCTTTGCTAATTAAGTTGGTAATATCAAAATGAGCTAATTCTTTATTATCAAAAGACTTTCCTCTCCAACCTTCTAAATCTCTTCTTAAATTAGATTTTTCGTGCAATGATAAAGTATATTCCTTGCTAATTACCATTGGCTTTTCTTCCCCTTTAAAATCTCTCATCTCAAATGGAAGTTCAAAAGTAACTCTTATCTTATTTGAGTATTTCTTTTCTCCTTGATATTCCCATTCTACTGTTCCAATATGAATCATAGAGTAGCATCTTGCAACATGAGTTCCAGATGGTACAATTTCTCTTTTTGTTTCGGTGTTTCCTGTAGCTAAAATTCCTTTCATAGTTTTTTTTATTTATAATATATATTTGCTTTGCATATCTTTTATGCGCGGCTGTTGTTTCCATACTTTGTAATCGGCAAAAAACAAAAATGTAAACCACTGCATTTGAACAGAATCGTATTTTTTCATTTCAAATTCTAATTTGTTTTTTAAATAAATGCTGGTTGCATGATGCATTCCCTCAATATAGTTTTTTATATGGTTGTGAGGTACTTTGTGTTTTTCCCATAAGTAATAGTTATAAAACATCCTAGCATGCACCTTATTTTGTTTTCTGCTTTTCATTTCTACAATATCTTCCTCAAATACTTCAAACATAGTCATTAGAGCAAATCTTGCTTGTTTTAATTTTCTTTCCATTTTAGTTAGTTAAAAAATACATATATCCAATTGTAAGAGTTCCCATTAAAATTAAGAACACAATAAAGGCAAAAAAGTTCCCAAAATCATATCCTTTAATTTCTTCTATTTTATATTTATCAGTTCCGTTATGATACATGAAGTTTGCTGCCTCTGTATTACTCATATATTGTTGAAACCCTGTTTCCTTATTAGTTATTTTATGCATTGTTTTTATTTTTAGTTTCTTTATAGCAACCTTTGCTACAAAATTCTTCATTGTAATCTGGTTCTGCATCTCCACAATCTATTCCAAGTTTTGATCCGCATTTATTACAATATCTTTCATCTTCTAAATGTTGAATTATTGATTCATTTGTTGAATCATCAATATAAAAGGTTTTGTTTCCTATTGTTATAAAAAGGCTTTGAGGTGATCTAATATCTATTTGCATTTGTTTTTGTTTTAATTAATAATAGTACAAATATACAACAGTTATTAACATATACAAACTATTTTACATTTATTTTTAACCTAGCAAATCAAAGTTTTTTTGTTTTTTGTGTGTTTTAGTTCTTAACATTTCGTTGATTTTTCGTTAGTTTTAACGTAAACTATAAAAAAAGGAGCAGAACCCCTTTAAAATTCTACTCCCTTTCTCAACTAACTAATTACTAAATAACAAATATGGTACAATATTAAATAATTATTTTGAATATTGTTTCTTTTTTATGTGTTTTTTGTGCACTCTTTGCATTGTAAGCAAATAACTCTTCTTTTATATTGTAACCATCCCATCCTTTTGTTTCTTGCAAATCAATCCTTACATCATGCCTCCCATCATCAGTAAAACAATAGATATTCTGAGCGGCTGTTCCTGCTAAATTTAAAGCGTTTTCACTGTACGCATTACTCCCCACAAGACTGGCCGACCTGCATATATTATCCCTAATCATGGTTTCGTGCAAGTGTCCACAAATAATTAAATCAATTATAACTCCCCTTGCACTGTATTTTGATATGACTTTTCCTGTATCATTTGAGGTCATTCTTCCTAATTGGTGCCCGTGGATCACTAACATATTTTTTCCGTTTATTTCAACAACTAATTCTAAAGCATCCCCTCTTAAAAAATTAATATCTGGTAAAAGTAACCTCAACATCTCAAATATGCTGAAATCGTAGTTGTCGCTTGCAACCATATCAACCCAACCCAAATCAAAATTTACTCTGGATTCATTTCCAGTAACGCAGCAAACCTGAACTTCTGCAATTTCGTTAATATCTAATATAAAATATTTTAATAGATGAACTCCCAAAAAGGTGGCCTTTGCTCTGTTGGTTGCCATGCTTAATTTCTCATCTAATCTTCTATCGGAATTAATTAAATCTCCAGTAATTGCAATCAATACTTTATTTGCTTTGTGGAATTTTATATATTCTTTTACTTTATAAGCGTATTTTTGTAATCGTTTTGAAGCAATATCAAAATCATATTTATTACTTTCAATCTCTACTAATTCGTTTAAATGAAGATCAGCTAACTGGATAACAATAACTGATGCGGTATTGTGTTTCTTTTTACTGAGTTTGGTGTTTAAACTCTCTCTCTTTAATAGTTTAATGATTTCGGTGTTATACTCTATTAAAGCGTTTTCTTGTCTTGAATCCTCTCTAAATGATTTTCTTTCTATTCTGTTTAAATCCTGGAATCTTTGTTTTTGTTTTGCAAGTCTAATATTATATTCTACAATATCTTTATCTGCAATTAAATAATGAACAATCTCTCTAATCTTTTTTCTAAGCGTATCTACTGAAACATCCAGCTTATATTTATCTATAAGGAAACTGGATATTTCAATATAATTTTTACCATTGTCAAAAAGCTCTAATATCTCATCCTTATAATTTAGATATTTGCTCTTCAAAATATACTACTTACTGTTTTTACCCCAATCCGAAGCGGATTGTCCAATTATCAATAATAATGCTGTTTTCCAAACTTGATCAGCAAGTTCAGCGTCCAAATCAAAAGCCTTCATTATTACAGGAATAATTATTCCAGAAATACCTAAAAGAAACTTTTTTGATTTTAAGATAGTAAATAACGCGTTTTTCATTTTGTAAAATTTTAATTATAAAGAAGTATTTTCAGCTCTTCTTATTAGCTGTTTTCAATAAATCCACAATCTTGGATTTGTCTTTTCTTCGTCTATGTCAATGTGACAGAAATTACCTTTTGATTTCCCAGCTATTCCAGCACGAAAAGGCAACCCTAATTCATGGACAAGTTCTAAAGCAAGTCCTACAAAAAGAGCTCTCTTTACACTATCAGAAATAGCAATATCTGCAGCAAGTCCTTTGAGATGAGCTGAATTAGGAATGGTATGGTAACCTCTTTTAGTTAAAGAATCATGATAAGATTGTGTTCTGAATCCACTTGTAACTCTAAAAGGAAAATCACATCTAGCTCTTAGTTCATCCAGAAAATCTAAGAATAATGGACTCATATTTTTTCCAGAACCTTTTTCATCTGGAGAATCAAATTCTTCTATATTAAAATATCTCATTTTGTAAAATTATAAAAAATAATATTATAAAACTTTGATTGTCTAAAAGTTATTAACTTTATTTTGTTTATTTCTTGGATAGTTTGTAGAATTTATAAATAGTAAAAATAATTGCAAGACTAATTGAAATAAGAGTTAATATTGAATTGCATTCTGTTATTGTTAAGGCTGTAGCTCCTCCATTTGCTAATAAAACTTGTGTTGTATCGTTCATTTTTTTTAATTTAATTTTGTGTTAAAGTTACTTTACCTCCCCAAATTCTGTGGTTTACATTGGAAACTAATATTTTTACCATCAAATAATTTGTTGTTGTGGCCGCTGTGTCTGTTATATCTATTGCAATTCCATTGGTAGTTCCTGTTCCAATTGTACTTCCTGTTCCATTAGCATCTATATTCATTTCATAAACTTCAACTGGTTTGGTTGTATTAGAGCCCCAAATAGCAACATCAGTAGCAGTTGTTCCGTAAGGGATATTAACTGTTGCTATAAGCTCTTGATCTGTATTTTCAACAGAAACCCCTGTATTTGTTCCATCATTAAAAATAGCTGGAGTTATATTAGGAGCAGAAGCGTCATCATTTACTAAAAAATCTCTTGGAAGTATTTTTACATAAGTTGGATCAACTCCCGTTATGAAAAAATTATCTCCAGAATTATAAATTGGCCCCAAAGTATCAGCACTAACTGACATTCCAGCAATTGTTCCAGCTGATTTTCTTTGGTATTGAACAAAAAGGTTTTTATAATCTATATCAACAAGATCATTCAATTCAATATCAAAAGAAAGAACTGTTGAACTAACAGCTAATGTAGTTGAACCAGCCGCCTCATCAGCACTTAAAGATAATTCTTGTCCTCCAATATTTATTATATCTCTTTGCTTTAAATCATAAGCAGTTGCAGTCACATCAATTGAAGTAATAGTTAATCCATTATATAAATTTATAGAATTTACCCGCGCCAAACCTATTCTTTGTCCAGAGTTTTTTGAAGGCTCAAAAGTATTTCCTCCAATAGATGAATTATTTGCTATTTTATATTCCATTTTTATATTGTTACTGAATTTACTGCAACTTGTTGCTCTCCTACGTTTACTGTTTCAGAAGGTACTTCATAAAAAACCTGATTCATTGTAGTTTCCCATTCATCCGTTAATAAATTAAAAGTTCCTCTCATTAGTTGAAATTGATTATTATCCAAATCTGTTAATTTGCCAATTGGATTCATATATTTTAATAAAGTTGTTCCAGTAAAATATTTATTAGTTTCAGATAAAGCAGTAGATCCATTTAATTGTTTTAAAAATACACTTTGATTATAAACAATATTCAACAAAATTAATTCAACTAATTTTTTATTATAAGCTCCAACAGTATAATCAAAAACTGAAGTTCCGTTATTCCAAGCATAAGTTGGTTTTACCCATTTACCATCCGAATTTGCAAAAACATAATTAGTTCCATCTGATGAAACTTTTAGAGTTTGTCCATCTCCCCAAAAATAACTAAGAGCATTATAAATAAATGAATTTTTATTTACTACGTCTATTTCAAAATTTGTTGCAATATTTTGCCCTGCACTTGACAAAGATAAATTACCAAGAAAAGGAGTTACTCCACTTGCGTCAATAGTGTTATTATAGTCATATTGATATTCAGTTAATTTTTGCATCCCAGTAGTTAAAACTCCATCAAAATTTGTTTGCCCTGAAGCAGCATAATTATAAATTTGGCCATGATTATTAGTAGAACCATAATCTAATGTTCCTTGTCCGTTAAATCCCTTCATTTCAAAAGCAGCATTTGAATCATAACAGGTAAAAGTTAAAATTGTAAAATCCCAAGAACCAGTAAAAGCAGCATCTACTGGAAAAACACCATCTGAACAAAAAGAATCATCAGAAGTAGAATAAGCTTTTATTCCAACGCTTTGATTTATTACTGCTGATGTAGGAATATTACAACCTTGCCTTGCCCCTCTTAACAATGCACTTGAACCAGTGTAGGGTTGTCCTATTGGCCCATCCCAATCATCCCAAGAATATATAAATGGAGCAGATATTGATCTCTTACATACTTTCCAAGGCTCTAAAGCTGATGGATTTCCAGTATAAGAGCTTGGCTTTGCAACTAAATAAAATAAGGATCTAAAAGAAAGTGTATCACTTGTAGTATTTTTAAAGCTTAAATAAACCTCTAAATTAATTCCATCAGCATTTGCAGCATCTACCATTGTTCCCCAAGCTCTAGCACCAGTTGAATCATAAGGGTATTCACTGTACACAACTTCAGCTCCTGACGTATCCCAAACGGAAGGAAATAATGGAAATCCTCGATATACATTCGTTCCTATATTTGAATAATATGTTCCATTTGCTGTTTTTATTGCCGGAAGTCCAGAATAAATTGTTCCAGATAATTTTTGTAAACCTTCCCCTGGAGCAGATAAATTTTCCAAAGTTAAATCATAAGGAGTTAAATCTTTATTACCAAGATAATTTTGATTTGCATCAAATCCTCCTTGATAAAAATATTGTCTTGTTGGAATGTTTATTGGATTTAAAGCAGTTCCAGCAGCATCTTCATCTGTATTATATTCATCTATTTCAACAAAATGAAAAACATGCCTCCAATAAATACACCTCATTCCAAAATTCTTACAAATATATTCCATAACTTGATAACAGTTTGGAACATTTACGTTATTATCACTATCAAAAGAATAAAGCCTTTGCATATCTAATTGAGAATATCTTAATGGATCTATATCTGCAGCGGGAGTTGGATGTCCTTCATTATATAAATTGACTGCCGTTTGTATTTTATAATTTTCTAAATACGTTGTACTTCCAGTATCATCATCAGCTAAAACCATTCCAGTATTTAAAAGTAATTCTGGCAACCATTTAATTGTTGATGTTCCTCCAATAATATTAGAAAATCCACTATTGTAGAATGTATCTCCAGTAATATATGGAAATTTTGGAATTGCTCCAGTGTCAATGTTTACTTCTCTTATAAATGGTTTATCTTTTAAAGCAGCTAATCCATCCACCGCTGTTAAATTTACTTCATAAGGATAGCTGACATCTTGTTCATCTTTTAAATCTAATAAAACATATCCACACCATAATAAAATATTTGTTCCAGTTGTTTCTCTAATTGTAATCCATACATCTCTTTCTTGATAAGTTGTTGCAAGAGATAATATAAAAGCTTTATCAGTTGCATTTTGAACTAAAAAAGGAATAGTACATTTAGAACTTAAAATATAGGAATTTTTATCTTTGTCGTTTGGATTTTCATATGATATTTGAGCTCCACTTGCTCCTAAAGTCATATCAGTTAAATCTTCGGCTCCAGTCCATAAAATATTTAAAGTGTATTCAGTTCCATTAGAAGAAACTAAAGTTGTATCTCTAGCGGTGTTTAAATTATAATCTGCTCTTGCCATTTCTTTTCTGTTATACTGTTCTTAATCTATCCACCCCAGTTTTTGCATTACTTAAAAATATATCATTTCCAATCAATTTCCCCGTTACTGTTATATGTTGATTCCCACCTCCTCCAATCATGGATTTGAGTTTATCGAGCGGCGCTACCACTTCCGGATTCGAAGCAGTCGTACCCACACCTTCGCCGATTAAACCTAGCGTAGGCCCTGTAATTAAACCACCTTCCGCGAATCCCATCACTTTCATAGCGTTTCCTTCTATTAAAGCTTTACTGAAATTTTTTCCTCCAAGTAAAATATCAATCATTGTCATTATAGCTAATTCAATTAATAAACTTGCTATTGCTTTTTTTATGTTTCTAATAAATATTGTAAAAAAGCTTTCCTGAGAATCTAATGCAGATTTTAAAGAAGAAGATAAAACATCTCCAAATATACCAGCTCCTGCATTTAGTAATTTTTGCGCTTCTGTTAATTCTGTAGTCCATTGTATCAATCCTTTGAACTGATCTTCTGCTAAACTGTACTGTTGTTCCTGATTTTTAATTTTATGATCTAATATTTTGTTGTCAATATCTGAGGTATCTTTTTCATAAATTTCATATAGTGTTTTTAATGCATTTAAATGACTTCCTTCTGCTTTTTTTTGTTTCTCTAAAAATTCTTCTTTTGTAATATTATTCCAAGAGTAACTTCTCTTTAAAATTAGTGAGGCCTCTTTTGAATCTGACTCTAATCTTTCTAAGTTAATAGAAAAAGCAGATTTACCATCTGGATCATCTGGATCTATTATCTTCCCAGGATCTACCAAATCTGGAGTTAAACCTGGTAAAGATGGAGTTATATCAAGCAGTTCATTAAGAGCTGTCTGTAAGATAGATTCCTCTTCTTTTAACCCATCAACATATCCATCAACAATTGCTTTTCCTCCTTTTTTTGAAGATTCAGATATTCCTTCTCCACTTAAAATTCCACCTAAAGTTGTTGTAAAGTGTTTCCCAACATCTAAAAGTCCTTGAATGCTAACCATATCTCCCATTGCTCTGGATCCATCTAAAGCAACTTTTTGCATTTCTTTAAAGTTTGCAGTTATCAATTCTTGAATACCTACAATTTTAGCTTGATTAATTAAAGCTTCTGTATGTTCATTAATAGCATTTGTAACTTTTACTTCAGCTATATTTTCTAAATTTAGTGTTTTATTTAATCCAACTAATTTATTGTTTAATTCAACTATAGCTCCTTGTCTTTCTTTATCGGATTTGGTTACATCTCTAGCAACTTCTAATTTTTGTAAGAGTAGTCTTTCTTCATTTTTTGCATTAGCTACCGCGTCTAATTCAATATCTAATAAATCTCTTTTTGCTTTTTCTGCTCCATGTAAAGTTGTTGTATAATCATATACAGCTAAAGCAACTAAAGCAATTGCAGCAGCTAAAACCAGCCAAGGATTTGCAGATAAAGTAGCTGTCAAGGTTTTAACAAGTGGAATTAATGCAGATATACCTACACTCATTTTTCCAATAACTATTAGAACAGGCCCTATTGCAGCAAGTATTAAACCCCAAAAAACAATAGTATCCTTTGTTGATGATGAAAGTCCATCAAAAAAACTCATTAAAACCTTAAATTTTTCAATAGCAGCTTGAGCGTAGGGTATAAGTCTTGCTCCCATTTCTGCAGCTATATCTACTAAATCTCCTTTTACTATTCTCAATTGATTGGCAAAATCTCCAGAAGTTCTTTCAAAATCTCCAATTGCTTTTTGACTTTGAGCAGTTGCAATTTCTAAATTATTTAAAGCTTTAGCCTGAAGAATAGAAACTCCTTGCTCGTTCATTATTGCAGTAGTCCTATCTTTATATTCTTTTGTTCCCTGCCTTATCACAATTCCTAAAGATTTTGCAGATTCTGTTTCTCCAACTAACGCTTTTGTTAAAGCCTTAGAAGCTCCTTCAGCCCCTCCTTCATAATTAGTAAATGAAGCCAAATCAACAGCCAATTCATTCACTTGTTTAGACAAATCTAACGCGGATTTTTCAGTAAATCCAAATCCTACTAATAAATCCCCAGTATCTGAAAGTAATTGTTTTGATGCAAGTTCTGAAAGCCCAAAAGATTCTTGAAAAACTTTTGCTGTATCTTCTGCCTCTTTTTTTATACTTGAAAAAACTTGTTTAAATTTTGAATCCGTTTCTTGTAAATCTGATCCGAATTTTAAAGCAGCAGCAGCCATACCTAAAATTGGAACAGTTAATCCCATTGTTAAGGATTTTCCAGTTTTTTGTATATTCTTTCCAAACTTTTTTAGCTTCTTTTGAGCTTTGTTCATTGCTCTTTCAAAACCGCTTAAATCAGCCGAAAATTTGAAATTTAAAAATCCTATTGCTTTACTTGCCATGTTCTAATTTTTTTTTAAATAATTCTGCTTTTGCTTTTAAATCTTTGAAATCTATTTTTAACGCTTCCTCTTCCCATTCAAACCTCATAAGATCGGTTGGTTTGATACTTTTGTTTTTCGGGAGTTGAATGTTTAATAATAAACATGTACTCCATCTGCTACGTTCCCAATCACTTCTTTGCCTCATGTTTTCAAGTTCATAGAATCCATCTACTTTATTCCAGAACTCTCTTGGCAACATATCATAAAAATCATCAACATTCATTCCTAATTGCCCAAATGCTATCTGTTCCAGTTTCGGCCAAGTTAGCTCTACTTCTTGGCCTTCTTGGCCTTTGCCTTTTTTTCGTTACCATCTGACATTGCTCTTCCTAATATCTCAAAAGCTTTTTCCATACAATCCATATTACCATCAAACATATCAGTAACATCATCTATGTTATAAGTGAATGGTTGTTTTGCCGCTCTATACCCATCTTCAAATCCACAATAAATTAAACAAAAAGCATCATTAAAAGTTAATTGTCCAGATGCTAATTTATTTAAATCATTCATAGTTGCTCCAGTTTTTAAGCTGTATTTTCTAAGAGCGTTAAATCCAAATCTTATTGGCATTTTATGTTCTCCAATTTCTAAAATTTCATATTTCATTTTCTAAGTATTTTGTCTTTTCTGAATTAAAAGAAACCAACCCCCGCACTCAGAAAAGAAAACGCAAGGGCTGGCTCTAAAATTTTACACTATTAAGCAGCTATAGTTTGTGTTAATTCTCCAGTTCCTTGAAAAGAAACTGAAAATGTTGCAGTGTCTTCATTCGGTGCTGAAAGGGAAGCTGATGTTAGCCAAGCTGTTCCAGTGTATTTAGTATCTCCCGTTGCAGATGTAGTTACTCCAAAAGTTAAAGTAAAACTTGCTCTTGTTGTTATGTAACCAGTAAAAATTTCGCTTAATGTTTCATTTGAAATTGCACTTCCTGCTGGATCTAACCATGCATACATTGCATCACATGAAACATCCCAGTTTCTATATCCTTCCATAGCAGATTCCCATCCACCATCTTCTTTGTTGCTTGTAGAACGTGGACTGTGGTTTACATTTAGAGTAGCGCTTGTTGAATATGCAACTAATGTTCCTCCAATATAAACACCCAAATCCGTTCCGTTTAATTGTCCGTTTGCCATTTTTTTATTTTTTTAAATTGTTTATAATTATAATTATTGCTCCTTCTCTGAAGCTACTTTTTTTGTTTTCGTTTCTTTTTTTACTTTTAATTTTTCTGGCTCTCCATATCCGTTTTTTTCAAGCCATTCATATTTTTCCTGTGTTACATCAATAACCGCTCCAGCTTCTAAAGTTTTTATTGAGTTTACCACATATCTTCTTTTTAATTCAAATTTCATTTCTTTATTCGTTTGTATCAATCCAACCATTTTCTGGTTTGTTGATTGTTTCTATTATTTCAGAATGAGAATATATTTTATCCCCACTTAAAAAATCAGGAACATCCCCAATAAATTTTACTATTGTTTTAGTTCCATCTAAATTATATCTTAATGTCGCTTTTGATGTTTCAATTACTTTCTGGAAGTCAATTGAATCAATATAGCTTTTTTCTATTATAACATATTTTTTATCCATATCTTTATTCTGGAACATCAGCCTCAAAATCTGTTGATGTCATGTTAGTCATTGTTCCATTATTATTTCCAGTTTCATCTACAATAGTTGGAAAAATTGCAATTGGATCTCCTATTATTCCACCATCTCCCATTCTCCACCATCCTTTTAAACCACTATCTGCCGCAACTGTATAAGGTAATCCATCATTGAAAATTGAAGTTACATCTGATGCAGAAAGTTCTAAATTAAAAAAACTAACTTCATCTATATTACCTATCCAATAAGCTGCACCTTCTGAGTTATTTCCAATTGTTGCAGTTGTAAAACTACCAACAAAAGTTCCACTTATTGCGTTTGCTTGTTTTAAAATTCCATCTAAATAAATTGATACATTTCCAGAAGAATCCCATGTTCCAGAAACATGATGCCACAAACCATCTCCCTCTATTGCATCTGTTAAAACAGCTGTTGAAGTTGTTCCTCCGGCTGTATAATAACATCTCAATTCATTACTTCCTGCATGATAAAAAATTCTTATATTATTGGAAGAATCTTCAAATATTCTTACAATATGCCCAGTTGAAACAGTTGTTTCTAATTTAAACCATGCTGAAATTGATCCAGTATTTTTCATTGAACTTAATCCAGAAACTCCTAAAGAAACAAAATCATCTACTCCATCAAAATGAGTAGAATAAATATTATTAAATGAATTTAAAATTCTAATATCAAAATTTAAAGACTTTCTATAAATACCATCCGAACCGCTCATATCATCAAAAACATCATCATAACCTTGGAAATTAATTGCTTGAATGTTTACACCTACATACAAACCATTTACTCTATCTAACGCCGTTCTTATATAGTTTGCAAGTGTAGAAGCTTCTGCATAAGTTTTACAATATGCAGAAACCATTATTGTTGCAGTATCTAATAAAGCAACAGAATCTTTTTGTCCTTCTGGAGTATCAGATGAAACATCATAAACAATAAAAGGAAATGGAGAAGTTTGTCTCATAACATTAGGAGCAATCCTTCTTCCAACTAAAGAAAATACTGCAATGTTATCACTTAAAATTTTATATATTGCTTTTCCTATATCCATTTTAATATGCGAATTTTCCCCATTTTTTCATTCTTCTTAAATCTGCTTGAACAGCTTTAAGAAATATTTTTTCAGCATCAGTGAATCCATTAGCTAAAACTGTACCACTTTTTTGCAACCAAGCTCTTTGCATAAATGGATTAGCTTTAGTCATTCCCCCACCTTTTTTTTTGTGCCCGTACTCTACCCAAGCGCCGTAATAACCACCCATATTTTTTTTGAATTTACCTTTTACTCTTGGGCCTATATAAGCTCCATGAACATCTCCTTTTGAAGCTCTTGTTCTATAAAATTTAAGAGAATCTCTTAAGGTTCCTCTTGCAATAGTTAAGCTTTTATCTGGTGGATAAACAACATCTTTATCAGCTACTGGAGCTTGTTCTATTGCAGCATCTAATAAAGGAACAGTAACTTTTTTCCAAAACCTACCCCATACAGCATCTTTATTAACTCTATTTGGCAATTGATTGAACATTTGTCCAATCTCTTTAAGTCCTCTTGTTTCAACTGTAACACCATCAGCCATCAGTTATTATCTTTTAATTTTGTTTCTATTTCTAAAAATTGTTCTCTTCCATCTATTTCTTTTATCCCATGAATAATATAAGTTTTGGAATCATATTCTATTCTATAAGTTCCTAAAATTGTAACTCCTAAATTACGTACATAAAAAACTAAATCTGTTCCTTGTACTTGTTCCTGAGATTCTTCTTTTCTTCTACTTGCTTTCCAGTCTGCATGAGCCCATAAAGTGTAAAGAGTAGCATAAACTTTTGTTTCCTCTCCATATCTATCTGTTGTAAAAGTTGGAGATTGTACTTCTATTCTTCTATCAAGTTGGCCAATGCTTAACATACTTGCACTTTATATTGATCTAATAAGTATTGACTTGACAAAGGAAGTTCAGTTGCTGTTCTTCCTGTTATTACAGTTTGCCTATTTTCATACCAATTTCCTAAAGTGAGAAGCACAGCCTGTTTAATTC